CCACATCCCTACAGGAGCTAAATTTAGAGAGCAGGATTGGACTTCTCGAAGTCCAGATTGGCATTCTAATATCGAAGCTCAGTGGGATTACGGTGGCAGGATCCTCTGCGCCAGTAAACCACCCAAAGAAGCAAAAGGGATAGTCGTGCGAGAGGAGCACAAAGGGACCATTGTTGAGGAGTATGCGTCGCAGATGATGACACCCCCCACGGGAGCAGCCGCCGAAAGGCAGTCTTTCATGCAACAAGCTTCCAATATGAATACCACTTCTTATAGAGTGCCTATGCATATAGTGAAGGAAGTTGCTGAACTATATCCCAAATCTAGAGTACCATGGTTCATATCAACATGGAATGAAAAGGAGGGACCAGAAGAGTTTGACAGAGCTTTTCGGGTGGCGTTATCAGCGATGGATGCGGACAAATCACCTGGAGCATTTTGGGACAAAATCGCTTCAGACAATCAGGGAGTTATTACGTTAGCGTATGACAAACTGAAGGATGAAGTCCATAGGTTAGCCACTCTGGTTATAGAGAGTGATTTTGAAGATCTCATAGGATCTGAACTTTTTAAGACAACTGGCATAGTGTATAAGCTCTTCGTTAAAGGAGAGCTTCATACACGTGAGAAGATCGAAGAAGGCAGACAGAGGTTAATATTTTCAAGCCCACTCCATATGACCATATTGGAGCGCATGTGGTTCCAACCACAGAATGATGCAGAGATCAAAGCCGCTGGAGACGGAGAACTCATTCCATCAAGACCAGGCACCCCCTTCACATCAGAAGGGGCCCATGTTTTGAAAGAATGCGTCTCGGAATTCAAGAATAGGCTTGTGTCAACGGATCAGAAAGGTTGGGACGTTCGCGTTCCTGGTTGGCTTATGGACGCTGATATCAAGAGGCGATTTCATTGCCTAGAAGGATCTCAGGAGTCTAAAGGACGCTGGCTGCGAGGCGCCATGAATTTGAATCATATAGTAAAATTCAAGGTCGTCGCATTTTCAGATGGACATTTTGTCTATCAGAAAGTAGCAGGTTGGTGGCCTAGTGGCTCTTATAGAACTTCTGGGTCCAACTCCGGAAACAGAGTTATCATCCGTCGAGTAGCAGCAGGAGACTGCGAAGCTATAACGATGGGAGATGATGCTGTAGAAGGTTGGTTGGAAGACCTGTACCAACGTTACGCTAAGTACGGGTTTACATTGAAGCACCATGAGTTCGTCATCCCGTCTGATTTTGAGTTTTGCTCGAAACACTTCATGAATGGTATTGTTGTGCCGGTGGAGACATCGGTACGGAAAATGATCCTAAATGTCTATCGACATGACTCTCCCGAGGCACGTAGTAGTATTAAACAAGAGTTGAAATATTACGATAACCTTGACGAGTTCATAAGATTGGGCATATTGGATCCTGATCCCACCATCTCCGACTGGCAATAGGGGGCGTGGTAGGAGGTCGGGTATTTGTTTTAAAAGTAAATGACATCAGTCATCGAAAAGTTACCCGTCGGTTACGACGAGTATCTTAAAGTAAGTCTCGACCCTTACCATGACTCCTCTATACGATTTGAAGGAGCACCAACATCGCGGAATGCCGCCACAGTGACATTATGCCTTAACCAGGAAGAAACTTATTCTGCCTCG